TTGTGTGTAATCAATAGCAAATGTACAAGGCTCATCAAAACCTATTGCTTTAAGTTCTTGGGCAATATCCAAAGGTATAAGCCAATTGGGGTAATTCAATTTATTATTCATATCTTTATCCTTTAAACAAATACATTGACCAACTTATGGCAACCTCTTCATTGCGATTATCCAATTCTTTGAGTAAATTACCTATTTCTTTATCCTCTCTAAGTTCAGGAGGAATTTGTAAATAGAGTTTTTTCATTATTTCATTATGAAATTCTGTGTGCTTCTCAATCTCTGAGAGGTGTGTTTGCGCCTCTTTCAGATAACTTAATAATTCTTGTTTGTTCATCTTATTCATCTTTTACAAATTTTCCGTTAATAATTCTTCCTTTTCTGTTTTTGATTTCGTTGTAGGCGATGTTCAGACAGGCTTCTAAGGTTGTTCCTTTAAGTAGTTTAGTAAAGCCATTGAGATGTTTAACAAAGTAGATCATAGCTTCATAAACAAAGTCCACATTGCCATTATACTTTGACTTATTACACTCAAATTTGAAAAGATCAATAAGCGTACTATTTACTGCGAATGATTGTTTTAAACAAGTATCCTCTATAATAGGTCGTAGTGATAATCCATTTAGAAATACATTGTTAAAATTCTCATTCCTAAAATAACAGTAATTAATGAGAGTTACAAGAATATCACCAATAGCGTCCTGAATAGCGGTTTTGTCGTTATCATAACACGCCTTGATAAGTTCGCCTACTTCCTCGTGGGTTTTCAGGAGTTCATCAAAGGGCGTTAGTTGCTCATAAATTTCTCTTTCTTTTGCCCACTGATGAATGAGTGGTACGAGTTCTTGGATTGTTTTCATTGTTTCTATTTAAATTTACAAAATTGTTGTAGTAGGTATTTGTTATTGTAAAATCTCTACTTTCTTCTAATATTTCTGAGATAGATTTTCCTGCTTTTTGTTTTTCTGTTATATCTTTTAATACAGATTCTTTGATTTTTTCTACCATTAAAGTATTTTCCATTGTCTAATCTTCTTCTTTATAGTTTAACAATTCGGGGTTTTCATATTGGTTTCCAATAACTCTTGCACGTTGCAAACACGAACGCCAAGCGTGTTCGGAGAGGTTGTAATATCCATTGATGTTGCCTACATTTTTGGCATCGATACGGCAGAATGCCATACATTCCTCTCGGTACACAATAAGGCTGTAACCCCCATAATCGTGGGCAAGAATGTCGCCCTCATAGATTTCAGTGCCATTTTTGTCGTGTTGTCCTGTAAATAGACTTATTGAGTCTTCATTTACTGCGTAATCATCAATAGCATACTCATCGTGAAGTTCGTAATAATGTAAATAACCATATACGAAATCATTAAGAGCCATACTAAATCCTCTAAATTTGATTGTTTTCATTTTCTTTGTGATTTTAATGTTATTAGTTAATTTCTACTTCGTATTCCCAGTAGAGGGCATCTTCCTCACTTATATTATCACTGAGCCAGTTAAAAGCTTCAGGAAATTTGTTTATTTCACTATCACAAATGGAAAATCCATAATCTGCCATTTGTTCTAATTGTTTGGCTACCTCTTCAGGTACTTCTACATCTGATAAACCTACAGAGTAGGTTACTTTTACGGTTAAATCTTTGATTGTTTTCATTTGTTGATATTTTTAGTGTTAATAATCTTACCTAAATATAGTATGAAGTACTTTTTATTGGCTTCTGCGCCCCATTCGGGGTTGCCAGTGCCAAAACGTATAGCTTTTAATTCTATGGTGAGGCTTGGAGCATCACGTGCATAACCATTGCGAAAGACGGCAGTGTCGTACTCTCGTCCAATAAGACGAAGGTTGTAATACGGTTTGATATCGCGATATTCTTCGGTTTTCTCGCCCGATAGTATCATATCAAACCATTTCTTTTTGATGGTGAGATGTAGGGTGTTATTCATTATTCTTTAATTTTAATCGTTTTGCTATTAATTCTACTATATCCACGGTTACAGCATTGCCGATGAGTTTGTAACGTTGTGTTTTAGCAATGGGCTTTATCGTGCCATCGTAGTTACCGTATTGTGTCCAATTATCAGGAAATCCTTGCAGGCGTTCGCATTCTATTTCGGTTAATCTACGTATGCCACCCAATAAGTTATTCTCTTGAAAGGCGTTGCTCGATATGGTTGGGCAAATAGTGAGGTCTGCACCTTTATTTTTACCTCGTGAACGTTGCTTTATAATAAAATCAGAATTATTTCTTGTTAGGGCAGGTGATACTCCTCTTTCATCATATACTCTATTTTGTTGGTAAGGTTGTCTCCCATTTGATTCAGTAGATGGATTTATTTGTATAACGGTCATATCAGAGTGCAAGCCTCCTGACTTTCCGCCACCTGTTAGTGTCCCCGCTTTTTTTGGAATAATGTAAGTATCATCTTGGTTCATATTGCCATTGGCTTTAATTGTTCCACTAATTTGGGTTTGTGATTGACTTTTCGATTTTGTTGTAGGCACAAAATCATTTTCTCCGATAGGAAATACTCTTGGGACACTTCGTCCTGTAAGATGTCCAATAAGGTAAATCCGCTCTCTATTTTGGGGTAGTAGCCAGCTTGTATTAAGCAATTGCCATTCAAGTCTATAACCCCCAATGTTGGCAAAGGCTTGGAGAATTGCCCAAAAATCTGCGCCAGCGTTTGAGCTGAAAGCGCCTTTAACGTTCTCCCAGATAAATACACTTGGTCTGATGTCAGCAATGAGGGCAATTGCTTTTTTGATAAGGCTACTTTTGTTTCCTTTAAGCCCCTCTCTTCTTCCAGCAAGGCTGAAATCTTGACAAGGCGATCCGAAAGTGATAATGTCAATTTCTGTAAAGTCTCCTCCGTGAACAGAGGTAATATCTCCGATGTATTTTGCATTTGGAAAGTTTTTTTTATAGTTTGCGATTGCACTTTTGTCTATCTCTGAAAAATAGTGTTCGGTAAATTGGTAGCCAGCTCGCTGAAAGCCGAGTGAAAAGCCCCCAATTCCGCTGAATAGGTCTATGATTTTCATTATTTTAATAATAATCGTTTTTCAATTTCTTCTTTTTTGCGATTAAAATCCTTGCGAATGGTATCGTAAGGCAAATCGTTTTCTTCGATGTTGTAGGACCTTAATATGTTGATGATGGTAAACTTATAAGGTATACTATAATAATAGTGGTTCATTACTGCCGTGCGAAAGAGCTCTCTGCGAAAATGACTGTCCACGAACTTCACTATTAGTGCGTTCTGTTGTGGCAAGATTACTGCCCCACGTTTTTCGTAATTGCTTGTGTTTATAGTGAGTTGGTAGGTTTGCAACATTTCTTTTTTGGGGCGGTACTGGTACTCCGATAGGTTGCTTTTGCGCTGCAACACGTTGAGGATATAGATACCTATTTCGTCGCTTGCTTTTGGGGCATACGGCTCACCATAGAGCGTACGCATATACTTAATAAGGTAATTGGGTAGGTTTAAAGTGATGTTAAGCATTTCTTTCATTGTTAATGGTTATCATTTCGTCGTTATAATAGTACTCAATAGCGGTGTTCTTCTCTACAAAAGCGTCCAACTCATTGATATCTTTAGGATATACTGTATATAGGTAAGGCACAAAGTCTTTCAATTTTGTAACCCCATTAATAGCACATAATCCTACTAAATGCTGATGCCAGTAGAGGGCAGCTATATAGGCGTTACTCTTCTTAAAATGCGTAATGATAGGCTCAATACATAGCAGTGGCTTACTGATAAAGTACTCTTTTTTCTTTTTTGTACCCTCGCTATTCGTTACTCGTAATTCTTCATTCATTAAGAATTTTCCACAACTATCATTGGCATAAGTAATAGTAGGGTTGATACAGTGATATAACGGAAAGTCGCTTTTCTTCTCAGGGAATATATCGTATAAAAATTTAAGATATTCCAACAAGTCAAGCTGAGTTCCCGCAGGTAATAGTCCGCCGACTAAAGAGCCTTCACGATAGAGCCCACTCACCACACAATTAGTTTTGTGCAGATAGGCAGAATCTACCTTTATATTCGTCAGCATTTTAAAGAAGTATTCCATTTGTTTATGGTTTAAGGGGTTATGTATTAGGTGTAGTATAGATTTTATCTATAACGAAAAGGAGTGTTTTCAGCATTTTTTTTGAAAAAAAAGTAACTTTTTTCCAAAAAGGGGCATTTTTTTTCCTACATTTCCGACAAATCCTACAAAGAGTATAAAACACTATTTTTCAGCTTATTGTACTTTGTAATAATCATCCCTTTTGAGAAATCTTGTAGGATTTTGTAGGAAAACAATAAAACTTTCCGACACTTTCCGACATTTCCGACACGCTTTCCGACATAATTTTACTACTTAATAATTTGATTTTTAAATAAATAAGTCTTTGTCGGAAATGTCGGAAAAAAAAACAGTGGTTTTTAGTAAAAAATTGCGCTTTGTAAAAAAATAAAATCAATATGGCAAATCATCTTCATCTACTATTGCATCTGGGATCTTACTATTATTATAGGTGGTAGTCTTAGGTTTTCGTATACGTTGTAATTCTATTTCTGCCATTAGTTCTTCTTTTATATTTACCTTATTTAAGTCGATAAGAAAGGCACTGGTATTACAATTAATTTCCATATTGATACGAGTACTCTTCACTTCATCTTCATAGGCTTCACATTCTTTTATAAGTTTTCTCATTTCTGCTTTTGAGGGTGCTGATTCACGATTTTGTACAAACCATTGCCTCTGAATGATACTAAATACAGTAGTGAAATTAAATTTTAGTAATCCTCCTTCCTCTCTTATATTTACATCTATCCTCAGTGTCTCTCCCTGAGTTAAGCGCATACACGATAGGAAACAATCCCAAAACTTATTGATAGGCGAATCTGTATCAAGTTTGCGACGTTGATTTTCTACTATCTTTTCAAAGTGATCTATCATATCTGCTTTTCCAAAAGGAAAGAACTGTTGCGACTCGAATATATTATATATAGTGTGCAACACGGCTAAATTGTCAATAATACGAGTAGGTACATTCTGCAATTTTTCTAACTTACCTAAAGCAATTTTATTCACGCGATAAGTGTCGAGAAAACGTTCTTCAAAAAGAGTACGCTGGTTGATAAAAGTATTAGATATGCCCGAAATACCTTTGCGAACAATATCTTTCAGTTTATCATATTCTTTTTTCTCTTCTTCACTAAATTCCCTGCTCTCCATTTCTTCCCAAATGAGTCGAGAGATAAGTGCTTCAGCACTGGGGTAATCATTACCTGTAAGTATAGTAGAACTGAT